CCAGCTAAAGATGTCGCCGCTTTCATTTGGAAAATCATAGAGGATGTTGCCTCCGAGTATCCAGAAGAGGAGCGGGAAGAGTTAAAGGCGGTCATGCTAGGTCAACTAGGCATGGCTCTATTCCAAGGCCCGGTAGAGGAGAAGAACACATGAAACTAAACTGGCACGATGCACCGACACGGACGGAGTGGGGACACGACATGGTTGTGACCACGGTCGCACTAGGTAGAGACCATAGCGTTGATCTGTATTGCGAACGCAGCAAGACAGCCGAAGCAGAAGCGCTGCTCCATAAACCTTGGGTGGGGCTGACGGATGAAGAGAAAAGCGGTCAGCGTCCATTTGGCAACGGCTTGTTGTTTAACTCTGCTGAAGCGCAAGCATGGGAGATTGCAGTTGACTATGCGGAAGCCAAACTAAAGGAGAAGAACGATGCATGAGAAAACCTTTGCTGCGATTAACAAACTCAAAGACATTGAGCTGGAACTACATCGGTTAAAAAATGCGTTGGAGATGGCAAACAAAGCGCTTGATGCGCAGCGCCCTTGGGTGGGGCTGACAGTGAAAGAGATTGAGGCAATCGGCAAGCCTTATGAGGAGAAAGACAGAAGTATGCAAGCGTGGGGGCACTTTGCTTGTGTCATAGAAGCCAAACTCAAGGAGAAAAACACATGACCAAAACACAAGAACCTGTGGCGTGGGCTGTTTACGACAAACGTGGAGGAAGTAAGTCTTTGCATTGGCCCGAACAACATTCACCTAACGGAGATGCAACTATGTTTGATGCTATTCCTCTTGTGCAACAGCGCCCTTGGGTAGGGCTGACGGAGGAGGAAACATCAGGCTTCACACAGCACGAAATGGCTGTGGTGAAGTATGTAAGCAAGGTATTGCAGGAGAAGAACAATGGATGAACATGAGACTTACTTAGGTGACGGCGTGTACGCTAGTTATGACGGCTATCAGATATGGCTTGCCGTCAATCACTCCGAAAACAAAGTGGTGGCGCTAGAACCAAAAGTTTTTCAAGCACTTTGTGCTTACGTCAAGATGTTGGAGGAGAAAAATACATGAGAATAACCCTTGAATTTGAGGCTAAGGACGAATTGGTTGACGCTATCCACGCTGATGTTGCTTGGCAAGCATTACGCGAGATACAGCGCCTGCTGAGCTCTAACGAGAAGCACGACGTGGGGGATTCCGTTACCCTGCAACGCATCGGCAACGAGATCATCGAGGCGTTTGAACAACGTGGCTTGGAATAAAAAAGGGGGCCTAAGCCCCCCTCCGGTTGTAAACTGCGATTACTCTGCAGATTCGTCGTCGGCGATTTCGTCTTCGCACTCGTCGGCGATTTCGTCTTCGCATTCATGCCAGTCGTCGGACTCTTCGTCGTACCAGTACCAGACCTCGTTCTCTTCGTCGAACCAGTACGCATATCCATCGTCGTCGAACTCGTACTCTTCGTCGTCAAACTCGTCGTCCTCAAAGTCCTCGTCCTCAATGTCCTCAACACGCTCAATAAAGGAACACAGTGCCAGTATTTTCCAAAGGTCGGTTGTGTTGACCTCAACGGAATCGCAAAACCCAAAATTAATTTTCACTTGGAAGTCCATGATTTACCCCTTAAAAATGGTGCGGCAACGCGCCGCAAGTCCATCTTACGGACAATTTATGAAAGAATATGACAGTTTTCTAAAACTTAGAGACATCAACCACTTGCCCCCGAAATTCAACGTATTGCTGGTCAAAAACTTGGACAAGCTCTGGTTGAAGAAGATGTCCGTTCCAGAACGTCAGCACAACAAAACCGGAACGCCAGTTGACTGGGTTGTCCTCAAGATAATCCACAAACTGTGGCCCAGTGGGTTCAGCCAATGTTCCGGAATCCACCCCATAACGTGTTCCATTCAGATCACTAAATGGGGATACTTTAAGGCTATGAAGATGCCCAGTAACGTAGTTTTTGCCAGACTGTACAGAATTGTTGTAAACCGCATGGGTGCCCCCCTTCCAGCGGTGCTTGATCACCACGTCCTCGGTAGGCCAGCACGACCAAGCGGGAGTCCATGCCTGAAAATGGTCTTTTAACGTGAAGCCTTTTATATGCGCAAACTCTGGCACACGATTTGCAAGTACATTCTCAAAGCGCGCATCATGGTTACCCAGCGTCCAGATCAGCTTGCACTGGCGGTTGGCTGCCTTGGCGGCTGTCTCTATCTCCTCCAAGGATGCTTCACAAGCCTTGAGTTCGGAGATCAGAGAAGGTTTGCTATCCCAGCCAATGCGTGGGAACCTGCTGATGCTGGCTCCGTCAAATGCGTCTCCGTTGTTTATGATTGCCTTGGGTTTAAATTCTTGAATGGCCCAGAGCAAGCCTTTAAACGCAGTAGTGCGGATGCCGGGCCAAAAGTGCGCGTCACTGAACACCAGTATCGTGCCGTTGAGCAGCCCGAGGTTGTGCCGCACGTTGTGGTGTACCGTAACAAGGTCTTTTTGGAACTTGATGCCACGCGGGTCATCGGAAGACAGCCGGATGTTTTTCCTTTTTTCAATGGCCCGTCGCCGGTTCAGTACCGCTCGTTCAGTGATGCCAAGTACATCGGAAATTGTTTTTCCAGATTTGTATTTATCCCACAGCGCAATGAATTCAGCGTCCGAGCATGAAGCTATAGCAGGCATGGCAACCCCACAGAGTTAATTGTGGTTTATACCGCAAAAATATTTCATTAAAAATAATTGGTTAATGGAGAAAACAATCGGACAATACTAACAACACAAATTACGCAAGGGATAAAGCTTGAACACCCCGCCACAAGATAAGATTAGGTATTTGCTCCGCAGGTATGCCGATGGATTAACGCTGCTGGAAATCACCCAGTATCTGAACATGAACTATACCAATGCGGGGCGCAGCCTACTCAAAATGCCTGATGCCTACATTGATAGATGGACACCAAAGACAGGTAAAGGGCCTGGAAAATGGAGTGCGGTATATTGTGTAGTCGTACCTCCAGAGAACTGCCCCAAGCCAGAATAAAAGAGTAAATAATGAATCAACCAAATTTCGCAGCCTGGTCTTTAGAGAACCTGGCAAAGTTTGCAGGCGAAGCGTATAGCCGGATGCAAGCACAACAGGAGGCCATCATGCAATTGCAAGGTGACCTCAAAGACGCAATGGTGGAACTCCGCCAACTACTCAAGGAAAAACATGACTGAAAAAATCCTGCTGACAAAGATTCGCCTGGATGGCGGAACACAACCCCGCAAAGAATTGGACGATAGCCTTGTCCAGCACTACACCGAAGCAATGCTTGAGGGTAAAGAATTCCCGCCGGTAGACCTGCACTTTGATGGTAAGCACTACTGGCTTTCCGATGGCTTTCACCGCTGGCACGCACACAAACGCGCTGGCTACAAAGAGGTCAACGCCATCGTTCGCCAAGGCACAAAGCGCGATGCGTTTATCGCAAGCCTCGCAGCCAACGCTGAGCATGGCAAGCCCCGCAGCGCAGAAGAAGCGCGCAACGTGGTGCGGCTGGCACTTGAAGACATTGAGCTGGGAGAGTTGTCAGATGCACAGATCGCAAGCGTCTGCAAGGTCAGCAAGATGACTGTTGGCCGCGTGCGCAAAGCAATTGGTCTTGAGAAGACAACGACAGTGGGCAAAGATGGTAAGCGCCGTGACGTTACCAACATTGGGCGCAAAGCACCAGAGCCTGAGTTTGAAGAAGAAGATAAGCTTGAAGAAATCAAGAAAGAATTTTCTGCAATTTCTGACGAGAACACCAAGCTCAAGGATCTTCTTGCAGTAAGATCGCTGCCTGTTTCGGAAGAGGCCCAGGCTGAGATTCAAGAGACCATTGAATCGCTGCGTGAGCAGATTCGGGATTTAGAAGCACAGCTTGCATCTGCAATTCAGAGCCGCGATGAATTCATGGCTAAAAATGCAGAGATGATCAAGCAGATTAACTATTGGAAACGCAGAGCAGAGAAAGCTGCGTAAACACCGAAGCTGGGCGGTTTCCCAGCAGGAGAAAGCATGATAAATCTAAGGCCACATCAAGCGGATGTGGTGGAGAAGCTCGCGCAGGGCTTTTCCCAGCACCGCTGCCAACTGTTGTACGCACCAACAGGATTTGGAAAAACAGAAGTAGCGATGCACATCATGGTCGAAGAGGCCAAGAAGGGCATCAAAGTAGCGATGATCTTGGATAGGATTGTGTTGGTAAACCAAACCAGCACGCGCCTATCTAAGTACGGTATCAACCACGGCGTAATGCAGTCGGGTCATTGGAGATACCGCCCGCACGAACGCATACAAGTGTGCAGCGCACAAACCCTGGAACGCAGAGAAGACTTCCCCGAAGTCGGCCTTCTCATCATTGATGAATGCCATGTCCAGCGCAAGCAAATAATCAAGTTCATTGAAGACACCCCCGACATGAAGGTCATGGGGTTGACTGCTACGCCATTTACGGCAGGGCTTGGCGACACCTACACCCATGTAGTCGGCGCTAAACCTACTGGCGAATTGATTGAAGAGAAGTGGCTTGTTCCGCTGAAAGTATTCATTGCAAAAGAAATCGACATGACCGGCGTAACAAAAATAGCTGGAGAATGGTCGCAGAGAGATACAACAGAACGTGGCATGAGGATTACCGGAAATATAGTTGATGAGTGGATAAACAAAACCAACCAGCTATTCGGCGGGCCCAAAAAGACCGTGGTGTTTGCGTCCGGTGTTGAGCATGGCCGAGACCTGGTTCGCCAGTTCAATGAGCGCGGCTACAACTTTGTGTCCATTAGCTACAAAGAAGAAGACGATTTCAAGCGCGAGACTATCGAAGACTTCAGCCGGCCCGACACCAAGATTACCGGCCTAATCGCCACCGATATCCTGACGCGAGGGTTTGATGTCCCCGATGTACAGATAGGCGTATCTGCACGTCCGTTTTCCAAGTCGTTTTCTAGCCATGTCCAGCAGATGGGCCGCATCATGCGCCCCTGCGCAGGCAAGACGCACGGCGTGTGGCTGGATCATTCGGGCAACTATCTGCGGTTCAGAAAAGATTGGGACGCGCTTTTTTCTGAGGGCGTAACTGATCTGAAGGACAAAGCCGAGGCGGCAAAGAAAGAGCCAACAGAGAAGGTCAAGAAAGAAGCCAAGTGCGGCGGCTGCGGCGCGTTGTGGATTTGGCCTGATAAAGTTTGCGGCGAGTGCGGCTGGACGCGCCCAATGAAACAATTGGAAAACGTCCCAGGCCGCATGGTCGAGCTGGACACAAACCAAAAGGCATTTGTTAATGCTAACCAAACCTTTTACTCCGAGGTGCTTTACTACAGTCGGATGCGTGGCTACAAAGATGGGTGGGCAGCGCATAAGTACAAAGAGAAGTTTGGGGCCTTTCCCAATGGCCTGGACATAGTTATTAAGACGCCCAGCCAAAAGACGCTTGGATGGATCAAGAGTCGTAACATTGCATGGGCAAGAGGAAAAGCATGACATTTGAAGAGTTCGCCCGCGACAATGGGTTATTGATTGACCAATTAACGCTGGGCCGGTGGATGCGAGTTGGTACAGTTGACCGGCCAGCAAAGCGCAACGGCGCGTATATATTTGATGGGCACAAGGGCGCGGTAATTAACTTTGCCATGCACGAAAAGCACATTTTGTATCGGTCTGATGAGCCCTACATTCCTGACCCGATGGAGGGAATTAGGCGCCAGCTTGCCGAAAAGGAGCGCCTGGAACGCCAAGCCGATGCTGCAAAGCGGGCCGCATTCATCTGTAACAGTGTTACAGTTGAGCAGCACCCCTACATGATCCGCAAGGGATTTACTGACAAAGTGAAGGTGTGGCATAGGCAAATTGCCGTGCCGATGCGCGTCGATGGGCATCTTGTTGGCTGCCAGCTGATCCAAGAGGATGGTCAAAAGCGATTCCTGGCCGGCCAGCGCACCAAGGGAGCCAGCCTGACGATTGACAACAAGGGGCCGAACATCCTGGTCGAGGGCCTGGCTACTGGGATGTCGGTGCGTCGAGCGTTAAAACACCTGCGCCAGCGTTACACAATCCACGTTTGCTTCTCAGCTGGGAACATGGTCGAGGTTGGTAGTCGGTTACAGTCCCCTATCGTGGTCGCCGATAACGATCCAGTAGGTGTTGGAGCTGCCCAAAAAATAGCCCCGCGCTACTGGGTAGGCGAGGCTGGGGAGGATTTCAACGATTTTGAGCAAAGGGTAGGGACAGAGGCCGCAGCCGAGTCCCTGCGTCCTTTCTTTTAATCTCCTATGGGAAACTTATGTACTGGGCCGTGCCATTTGGTATTTCATTAATCCTCCTCAATTGATTCGTCTATGTCAGATTGGTCGTAATACTCAAAAATGGACGGGTCAAAGCGGGACATGACCTGGTCGTAGCATTTGTCGCATACGCGGGCAAGGGGAATCCCCCTGCCGTCCATTTCCCACCAGCTATCGCCTATTGTGTGGTCGCATTTCATTAGAATTTTTCCCAGCGCAGGCCGATAACAGAGGGAAAGAATTCCAGCGTCACGGCGTCTTTTGCTACTTTTACCCAAACCCTGCCAGTGCTGGCCGCGTGCTGGGGTGGTCGCCCGCCCACCAGCTCAAAGCTTTCGAGCCGGTTAGTGATGTAAATATGGCCGATTTCGGCGGGGTTGCCATCGGTGCGGACTAGTTTGTAATCGTCGTGAATGATCATAATATTTCACCAGCTAGATTGATAAAAGAATGTCCAGTTATAGTCGCGGGGCACGGTCAGCGCCCTATCGACGGCTTCGATTGTGTGCTCTAGGTCGTCGATATATCCCTGGTCGTAATCCGTGGGGCCAAAAAAGAAGCCCGAGGCAGTAGGCAGGACAGTGGCGGCCAGGGTTGGATCGTCTAAAACCCGCTGACATTCGTCGCGCAGCTCCTCCAGCTGCTGGGCGGTCACTTCGTATTGCTCACAATCGTCTTTTCCCTCTTGCACGTTTTCCACAAACCACGCGTGAATCGCGTTAGCCTTGCGCCAGTAAGCGGCGCGGTACTCCACTGCGCAAACTGTCATACCCTGCGCGCCTCGCACTGGCACGGCAGACAGTGCCTTTTGGTCGTCGTCCTCCGCGTCCCATGCGTTTATGTGCTTGCGTGCGGTCAGATACATATCTAATCCCATGCTCTTTCTCCTTGTTAAGGGCAATAGCGCCCCCCAAACCCTGCACGCAGGGCTTGAAGGGACTACTGGCCTAGAAGCTCTTTTGCGTCCCTTATGGCGTCGATTAGCAGCTCGGCGATGGCATCGTCCGGTATATGCTTTATGTTTAAGCTTGCCCAGTAGGTAACCCTTTGCAGGGCGTCCCTTAATTGCTCGGTGGTCGGTGTGGATGTTTGCATTTTTTAGCCCTTTGCGGTGGTTTGGTATTCTTTCCTGCCTCGGTGAATCAGCTGGCGCACCAGCTCTCTATCGTCGGGAGCTTCGGCAGCGATCAGGGCCTGCAGCTCTTTTGCGCGCCTGATTCGATTCGCTGGCACGCTGATTCTTTCGTAACGGTAACCGGTTTCGATGTAGTGGGCTTCGGGGTGGATCATGCGGCGGCCCTCTCGTTTTGCACCCATTGGGGCATCTCGTCGCCCTCGTCGTAAGCGTATAGCGCCCAGGTTTTCAGACAATCGGGGCAGCACTTTTCACGGAATACGGCATTTTCGAGGGGAGACCATGCCGCGTGTGCATAGTTGCCCTCGGGTTGGCGTTCGTTGCCGCATATCAGCTGGCCCGCCAAATAGCCGGTGTGGGTAAGGTGGATCATGGTTTAGCCTTTCAAAATAGGGATAACGCGGCGCGCCAGCTGGTCGGTGCGCTTTGCTTTTGTTCCGTGGGCACGGAAACCCACAATAAAATCACGGTCGGCGCGTGCGCACCATGCGTCCCAATTGCCGCAATTCTCACAAGTTGATTCATCGCGGGTTTGGGATTCGCATACGACAATGCGGCGCCCCTCGGGCGTGTAGGACAGTTTGGGGGTATCGCTCGGGACAATACAAACCACAGGCAAACCCTGCCCGCTGAGCTGGTCGGCGTGGCCGGCATCATCGGCCGATAGGTTTACAGTAAACCCCCAAGCGGTCGCGTGGCGGCTCCAATTAATCGCTTGGGCGCTATGCTTGTGGGTATAGGTAAACCCTCGGCGGCCAATATTCGCGGCCACTATTTGCCCCAGCTCGTAGGCGTCGACGTTTTCCCCAATGCCTGGAAGATCTCCAGCGACATTGTGGCGCCAAAGCTGGCGGGGCGGTAAGCTCTTAATGTGGCCGGCCAGCTGGTCGATGGGGACGCCGCGCGCGGGTACTTTGTCCCATTGCATGCGGGTGAAATAATCTTCACCATAGCAATCGGCGCCATAGTGCGCGCAGCTGGGCGGGCAGGTGGCGCGCAGGCTATAGGTTTGGGGAATCGGGCCGGTTTTGCGGTTTGCGCTCGCGCGGATGAATGTGTAGCTCATAGCGTTACCCTTTGGGCTAGTGCGTTGGAGATAATGCCATCGCGCGCCAGCTGGTCGACGTAATCAGCGAAACTTATGCGGGCGTCAATGTGGTGAATCAGCTCGCCGGTTTTATCGCTCGCGCTCCAGGCGTAGCGGTGGCGGCGGCGAATTAGGGTGGGATGCGCAGCCCAAAAAGCGGCGCGGATTTCTTTTTGTGTAGTCATAATTTAAGCTCCAAAGTAAAAAAGATAAAAGACGGCAGACCAGACAATGGCGCAAATAATCGCGCCGATAACGTCATGGGTGCGGCGGCGCGGCAGCTGGTAGTGTTGTCTCATATGGTGCAGCACCCACAACATGGCGCATCCTCGCACCGGCCGGCTTTGTTGCGGTAGTACTGGCGGCCGCTTCCAAAATCGATCACGTGGCTAACGTAATCGTCGCGGATATACGCTGGCGCATCGGGATCGGCCAAGCTGGCCGTGCGGCTAACGGTGTCGTATACGATAGTTTGGCCGCGTTGTATGCGCTGGCCGGTGCGGCTGCAAGTAGTGCCGGAAAATTTCGCGGTCATAGTCTTAAGCATTGGAAAGCCCTTTCAAGTAAGCGGGTTAATAAAACAGTCGAGTACAGATAATGCCATGTGTGATAACGCATAGTCAATCACTTAGTGCACAAATCAATTTATAGAATTGTCTTCTACGCATGGTTACGGTTTAGCCTGGGCGGTAATTGCATGGGCTGCGCGGTTGTGATACAGTCGGGCCGTTCTCAATCTATACTGCACAGTAACAAAGTAAACGGGCGGTAACAATCATGGCAAAACAGACAACGCAAAAGCTCACGCGCGCGCAAATTAAACAAGGGCTCGATACGATCCCGATTGAATCATTGCTAAGTAGCGGTAAGGGGAAACAACCCCAGCTCACGACCAAGCAAAGGGAATTCGCCAGAGCTGTAGCGATGGGAAAGAGTAAGGCCCAAGCGTATAGGGAGAGCTATAAGGCAGACGCTACACCGGCCACAATCCACACTGCACCGTATGAGCTGGCCTCTAACCCTGCAGTGGCGCGTGAAGTCCAGGCCTATAAGCTGGCAATAGAGGCGGAGAAACACCGAACACCGGCTCAATTAAAAGCTCTGCTAGTCCAGCAGCTGGTGCAGCACTCACTAGATGATGACTTCCCCCCAGCCTCCAGGGTGCAATGCCTGAAGCTCTTAGGCTCTCTGTTCGAGGTAGGTGCCTTCGTGGAGCGCAAAGAGATAACCACAGTCAATCGATCCGACGACATCCGCGCCCGCCTACTGTCCAGGCTGCAGGCCGTTACAGTTGACGCTGACATAGTGCCCGATGACGCCCTAAACTTGCTGGCAGAAATCAGGGGTGCAGCTCCCAGCGGCCAGGCCAGCGATCCCCAGGCCCTTCACGATGCCGCCACCAGCGACCCCACCGCAGAGGGGGCCCCGCTTTTGGGCCAGCCGCGCGCAGGAGAGCCTTCACATACTATTCCACTCAAACAATCTCCACCAAAATCGGGTGGGGGCCATCAAAACTCTCAGGAGGAGACAGTCCATGATTTTGACGAATAGCCCCCCTTGTGTTTCCATACGCAAAAGGGTGGGGGGTATATATTTTTTTCAACTGTAAGAGTGTGATAGTTGAAGCGCTTAAAACAACTGTAACAGCTGTTACAGTTCATAAAAAATGAAACATCCTACATATCCGTATACGGTAAAGAAAAAGGAATATCAGATGACTGAGAAGCAAAGGACTGTCTTCCTAGTGATAGATGAGTACTGGAAGAACTTTGGATATGGGCCGTCTATTGACGATATCATGTACCAAACCGGGGATAAAGGGCGCGGCAATGTTCATCGGATTGTGAAGAAGCTGTGTGATCTTGGGATCT